TGTCAAGCCTTGCACGTTCCGACAACAACTTCCCAATCTCTAGATTGACGTGGGAGCGATTTCCCGGGGGAGCTGCTGTTAAACGAATTTGTTTCTGCTTTAATTCGCGAGCGAGTTCCAATCTGCGTGCTCGGAAGCCGTCTTCCTCTGAAGAAGCTTGAGTAATTGCACTAGTTGTTGGTGTGTCCACACCAGCAACTGACTCAAGATTCTCGAGGGTGTCCGCACACTCTTCTAACACTGCAAATTGTTTGGAAGAAAGGAAATGACCTTCAGTATGGCCAATTGAGATAACGGTAGAATTGCACTGCTCCAAGATATTTCTGATGGTGTGGGCAATGCTCTCATCCGACATCTCAGTTGTACTGTAATTGTAGTTAAGCAGACCACTCGCAATGGAGTTTGCGTGTTGGGTACCAATCCAACATAAAAGTGGGGTGTTTGCTCCTTAAGCCTATCGCTATCAAAAGCCGAAAATAGACCGACATGCGCATCCGTCCTCTCGGGCCGAACAACTTTCCAGAAATGAAGTTTGGAAAGATTGTCGCCTCGCCTCACTGATTTCTCAGCTTCGCGATGCCAGTGGGAATTACTTCCGATTGGCCGACCATGTCTCGCCGCATGGCGACTAACCTATAGAAAAGCATGAGTGACCTTATCGGTTGGTTTTTGGACTAATGCAGTGCTGCTCAAGCTGCGCAACTTATCTTTCGATATTCCGTTGGCTTCGCTGCATTCCTACTCAGAGGCTGTGTATTTGGTCTCGTACAATAAGACGACTAAATTTTGACTCGATAGTTAGAGTTAACGAACGTAATTTGGCAAGGTGAACATTGCCGATTTCACTCAAAATCTGTAATCTCCACGTCCTTGGAGAAAGTGTTCTTCCACGTAATTGTGCGCTTGCCAAATGCACCATGAAGTGTCAATGTGTTTGGTACCACGGCCACTGCATGATCTTCATACACAACTACAAAAGACCTGGAAATTCTTCTTCTATCCATTTGATCTATTAATCGTTTGCGTGAGCGCTGTGCAAATCGCTCATTCATGATGATGAGTGGAACCTGATTCTCGCGGCACACTTTCAATGCCAATGTCCTATTTACTGGCCCCCGGTAGGAAGCAATGGCGTTGATAGCGGCTACATTTGTCTTCACACAATTCGCCAATGCATAACCGAAGCAACCGCCGTTACGTTCTCGAACAGTATACTGCCGGGGCTCCTCAGACCGCAATTCATCAGGTAGCGTGCTGAAGTCAGCCCTTGCCACAGCCAGGGCCCTGGTCCACAAATCAAAGACTACCACGGGGTCACCTCCCCACACTTGACAGCGCGCCTCGCAGTACGCCTGCAAACCGTGGCGCGCGGCCAAAGCCTCAATACGCCGAGCATCCGCTGCTATACCGGCGTGTTGTATCTGATTGCGTTTGCGGTGTGCGTACTTCAGAATGGTCCGCAACGCCTTGTACACCACGGTTCGATGCGGCAACACTGCACGACTGATGAAAGTTACCCCGTCCTTGCGCTGTGACCTCTCCTCAATTTTCCATGTGAGGCCTGCATTTGCTTTGCTCTGATCACCAAGCCCTACGCCTCGCCACTCTGGAGTTCTATCCATAGTGACATCATCGCCACTCTGACAAATGCGCACGTCTTTGAGCTTGGCTACGCTGATCAAAGAACTGAAAGCCATAATCTTGTTGATGATCAAAGTCCAGGGATCACCCGAGGCCAGAGCCTTATTTAGAGTAAATTTGAAAGGAGAACCCATCATCCGGACCTTGCGCTCATCTCGAATTTCTTTCGCCAATGCCCCGAGGCCTTGTTTATCAGCAGCCATCTCTAGAAAAATCGAGGCTACAATGATGTGTACCGGACGATGCGACGAATCTTGCTTCTCAATATCCAATTCCACAGAAGAGTCAAATGTTGCAAGAAAATCCTCCACTTCTTCCTCTCGAAGGCCAACAGGTGAAAGCTTGCCAGGCTGCATTGCTCTAGCCCACGCGTGTGTCAAAGCGTCACATGTGTCCGCGAAAATGGCCTGCTGCAAATCGCTTGCTGATACTACCCCTTGAGCCTTGAGCTCTGAAGGGCCATCACGCATTTCAGAAGGTTTCTTGGCGAACTCGGGCTTCAAAAAAGCAAATGACAATGTCGATGCAGCCGTTTCATAGTTTGCATATGACCCATCAATTGCCTGTTGACGGGTTTGACGGTGGATCGCGGCCCTGTGCGAGTTGTTTATGTGGGCAAAAAACAACCTCTTGTCAATGACTTCCTCAAAAAGCCACTGAACAATGACTTCAGCGTCGACAAAATCTTGGGGCCGCGTGCGCACGTCCGGCACGCTTCGAGTGAGCGCTTGGACCTGGTCTGCACCAGGAACATCGCGAGGTTGGAATGTGTAATTATCAAAAGCGTCAGAATGCGCGATACCCTCATCGCGAAAACTCACACCGGAAACCAGCTCCACATTGGTGCGAATCTCAGATGTTGACAATGGCTCCCCAGCTCCAATAAACACAGTCGCCACGGTGACTGGATCTGTCAATGGTTGCTCCACCAAATTCGACTCAATGATATTCGGCTCATGCACATGAACCCAAGTTGACTCATTTTCCGCACGCACCTCGCAGAAATCCCAAGACGTGCCACCCATAATCACGGTATCCGGCAACCTCCCATTGACTGATGTGTCGTCAAACCACCGGAAATTCGTTAGCACGGAGACGCCTTCCACCACGAAAATTGTCTTTCGTCGTGCCCGCGTAAAACCGACAGCGCAATGTGCCGCCTGCTCTGCTTGACCCAGCCATCGCAAATCGCCACCCAACGCTCTCCCGAGTCCATGAATGACAGAGTACTCAGAACGGCGCCCCTGACACTCATGTACTGTTGCTGCCTTGACACCGCGTTGCAATACCATTTCTTTCCCTATCTGTGTACCTTGCATCGCCACGTCACCTTCTCCAGGTAGCAATGTGTCGTCAGCCGTTAGAGTATAGCACAATGCCTCAGGGTCCTCAGAACCGCAGAACAAATCTTCCACGAAAGTATCTGTCACTGTGCTATGCAAGTAAGTGACCGCCGCGTCCCAGCCGACAAAAGTTGTTGGCGTGATCATCACACACGGTGCATCAGAAGCAATGAGTTTCAGCTGAGTAGGGGAAAAAACGTTGGATATCTGTCTCCTATCACCAATAGTAATGACACCTTTGCTCCTTGAATGTCTATTGGCAATGGCCTGTAAGTGCTCTGGATCGAACGCGTAACACTCGTCTATGATTACGTACCGCGAGGCATACTTCGTCACCAAAGCCTCATGTTGCGTCACTACAGTAGCTCGTCGCAAGGGCTCAAGCTTGCCAAGATTGGCTTGCCACTCTTCCTTGAGCTCTCGAGTCGGGACAACTACCAAATCATTCACAGATATCCAAGTACGTGGAACCTTGGACTTTCCCCCCATTGCGAGACCTGTGATATGCGCAAGCCAATTTTTAACCGACGGTTGTGTAAAGAGAGCTTCAGACTTGCGCAACACATCGGCCACATAATCTAGACCAGGCGCAGCGAGTTGGGCTTGATACCAAGGCACCATCGCAGCGTCATTGCACAATCTGGCCCCGAGATCCGCAGCAACAACTGCTTCTATCAAAGCATGTTGTATTTGAGCGCCTCGGGCATCAGGTGAGATGTAATTTGGTCCAGCAAGATTCTCAGCATTGACAGTCGCACCATGCTGTAGATCCATCAACTTATGAATCGGTGAGAAATCATACTCCCCATTAGCTTGAGTGAGTCTGTGCAACCGGTACTCACCGTTGGGGGAGGGCAAGGAAATCTTCCCAAGCTTGAAACACTCACGGATGTCCTGATTGTCTATTGGTCGCAAAGGTATTGGAATGAGATCAGGAACCCCACCCAACGCGAACTGTAGTCCCTTGAAACTTTCAGGTTCGATATTGGCCAGCTCCTTCTTTAACAGATGTATCATCTTGCCCTTCTGCGTGGCACTCGCTTGTCGGCAATCATGATGAAACGCGCTAAGGAGCACAGATGCCGCTGCTCCCCTACGGACATGAGAGTTAAACTTGCCGAGGAAAAGCTTAACCTCAGACAAGAAATCTGAGTATGGCAATGCAGCGTTCAACTCCAGCTCGGCTATCTGGTCCTCTGGGAGGAGATTTTTCTCTCGGAACCGTTGCAGATCAACGGCATGGTCCACGCTGAACACATTAAAGAAAGTCTCC